ATAATTGCTATAATGATGGTGAATTGGCCGCCCAGCAGTCCCACCACGGTTTTCAGGAGGCCGCCTTGCTTGACTGCCGTGCCCAATACCGTGTCGATCCCCTTAATGGCTCCCGCCGCTTGTCCCGCTGTCCGCAGGGCCATAAATGCCCCCACGGCGGTGGCAATAGCCCCGGCCAGGGTCAGCAGCATGTCCTTGTTTTCTCCGATCCATTGGGCGGCTGTCTTGATCGTCGGAATGATATTGCTTTGCACATATCCGCCCAGCTTTTCCACAGCGGTCTGCACATTGGGGATAACTGTTGCCGATAGGAAGTTCAGGCCGTCCAGTATGTACGGCTCCAGCTGCTCCCCGACGGTCCACAGGATCCCCTCCGCCTGTCGTTTCACGCCCTGCATGGCGCTTTCCAGGTCGTTGTACCGCACAGAGTTGATCTGCTCCAGCGCCCCCTGGGTGTCATAGGCCGCCGTGGAGGCGTCCGCCATGGCCTGCATGGCCTCCGCGCCCAGGTCCTCCCACATAGTCCCGAACAGGGCCACGCCCAGGGCGTCCCGCTTCACCTGATCGTCCATGTCCATCAGGGTGTTTAACACATCGAAAAACGCCTTGTTTGCGTCCTCTCCGCCGCCGGCAAAGGTTTCCATCATGGCGTTGGCGTTGTAGCCCAAATCCTGGAACGCCTGCACCGTGGTGTCGCTCCCGTCAATGGCCCTTATGCTAAATTCCTTGATGGCGTCGCCCACTTTGTCCAGGTTCCACGCCGTACTGTCCGCGCCGCTTTGCAGCAGTTGGAACATGCCGTCTGCCGTAAAGCCCAGCTTGGAGAACTGGCTGGAATATTCGTTGATGGTGTCGATCAGCTCCCCGGAATAGTCCAGGCCGTTTTGCGCGCCCGCCGCGATCAGGCTGAACGCCTCTTTTGCGGATCCGCCGAAATTCTTTGTGATGGCCGCCGCGGCGCGGGTGCTTTCCTCCACGCCATACTCGAAAGTGTCCTGGAGGGCCAGGGCTGCCTCCGTGGCCTCCTGGATTTCATCCGGGGATATGTTTTTCAGATTGCGGTCTACCATGGCCACGGCGTCCGCCGTGTCCTGGAGGCTGTCCCCAAAATTATTTTGATAGGCGCCTTCCATGGCGGCCTGGAGGTGTTCCAGCTCCTCGCCGGCGGCTCCGGTGGCCGCTGCCATGCTGTTCACGGCCTGCTCATGCTCTGTGTAGGACTTGACAGCGGCCACGCCCACCGCGGTGGCCGCCGCCGCAGTTATGCCGGCGGCCACCTTGGCGGCTTTCCCGATTTTTTCCGCTGTCTTGGCCAGCTTGCCCAGGTTTTCGTCTGCGTCCAGGCAGGCTTTTTTCAAAGAGCTGTCCACTCTGCCGGCGATCTTTAGCGCCAGCTCATAGGTTTTTCCTTTTGCCATATAGCTTGATCGCCTCCTCCGCCAGTTCTTGCAGTTCCTCTATGGACAGCCCCATAAAGTAGTCAACCCCTGTCCGCAGCAGATAGGACAGGCCCACGCAAGCCTTTCTGATTTCTGGCGGGGTCAGTCCTCTCCGTCCCCGCCGTAAAGAAAACCCGTGACCATGTTTTTCAGCTTAATGCCCTCCTTGGTGGGGAGGCCCTGGAAAAACTCCACCGGCTTGCCGGAGGCGCGGGCCGCCATATAAATGGCATAATCCACGGTCATTTCCGCCACAGGGTTCACAATGCCCAGTCTGGTCATGATCTTGCCCACGGCGCACAGGTCCGCCGCCGTCATGTCCTCCATGGCGGACAGGTCCACCTCGGTGTATTCCTGCCCCTCGAACTTGTACGGCTTTCGGAATTTCAGGATCAGGCTTTCCTCCTCCGGTTCCTCTGCGGGGGCCGCAGGGACCAGCGCGGCGGTCTGCTCCGCCTCCAGGGCGGCGTTGTTCTTGATTTCGTCCATTTAGCACATCTCCTTGTATGCGGCCAGCAGATCCACTCCGTTGACCCTATATGTGGGGTTCATTTTGTCCAGCTCCACGACGCTTTCCCCGTCTACCTCAATCAAGATGTTAAGGATGTTCAGGGTCACGCCGCTGTCCATGGTGCTGGCCCGTTTCAGCTTGCCGCCGGTCAGCTTTGCCGCCCGGCCACCCACCACAATGCGGATTGCCTTTGGTACAATGTTTCCGGCGCTGTCGATCTCCTGAATAGCGCCCCGGATCGTCAGCTGGACCGCCTTGGTCTGGTCCATCATGTCGGTGGCCTCTTTGTCCAGGGTGCGGAAAGGGACCTCCAGCTGCATATTGCCGAAATAGCCGATGGTGGGATCGTCGATCTCACCCAGGATCCCGGCGCCGCTCACCGTTTCGCTGGTGGCCTCAAAGTCCGGCAGGGTCAATTCATCCCCCACGCCCAGCAGCTTTTCCCCCTCGTTGTACACATTGTAGTTGTTTATCTTGGTCGGAATATTCTTGCTCATGGGTTACTCGCCTCCTCCGGTCAGCGCGGCCTCCAGGGCCGCGGTGTCGTACTCGCGGATGTTCACGATCTTCTCCGCGGGGATGTAGGGCGCCAGATAGGTGTGGGTGGTCAGCTTCCCGTCCAGCAGGTCGGTGATCGGGTTTTCGTCCTCCTTGAACTCCAGCCGATACCCGGCGCAGTAGTCGCGGGCCACATACCCGTTGCCAATAATGTTCTGGCTGTCCACGATGGACTGGATCAACCGCTTATTTCCCGGCTTGTCTACTTTCTGGAAGTAGGTCAGGATGAAGTTGTTTCCATCCCAGTCAAAAAACCGCCGCACCGCCAGCCAGCGGTCTTTCGGATCCGTGGTGGAGGGATAGGCTGCCGTGTTGTTGCCCCACAGTTTGAAACCGTTGGCATTGATAGCCGTGATCACGCCCTGGCCGTTCAGGAGGTTGGCCTGCTCCTGATCCAGCGCCACCTCGGTGCCGTCATCCAGCACAGTGGCGGTGATTTTCAGGTCCTTATTGGAGGGGCTTTCATGGGGTACATCCCCGTTGGCTGCGTCGGTGGCCGCCGTTTCCGCCGCCGCCATAGCGGACAGGCAATAGATCTTTTCGCCCACCGCCCCCTTGGGCCAGAATACCGCCGCGTGGCTGGAGCTTGCGCCCATCTTTTCCTTGGCAGTCTTTACAGCGGTGTACACCGTGGCGCCTGTGCTGTCTGCCGCAATGTCCAGATAGGTGTTGCAATCGAAATTCCCGTTGACTTTTGTGGTCTTGGCCTGGAGGGCCGCGGCTACCACGGGATCGTGGGACCATCCGGGGGCCAGCAGCAGGCCAGGGGTCAGGCCCAGTTTGGGGTAAATCTGGCGCACCAGCTCCAGGCCCGTTTCCTTTCCGGTTTCTGCGTCCACGCCGCCCACAACATCCTCCTTGGTCACGCCTGCGGGGTTCAGGCTGGTGGAGGAAACAGACAGGCTTTCCGCCTCCTTTGCTGTTTCGGAGATCAGCGTGATCACCACATTCCCGTCATCGTCGTGGGCCGCCGTGTAGTCCGTTTCGGCCACCAGCGGGGTGGTGTCTTTCTTCACCACCAGGGTGTCCAGCAGCACATAGGGCTTGGTATAGACCGCCTGCCCGTTGGCCACCGCGCAGCTCTCCTCCTCGTTGTTCTTGGTGTGCTTGGAATTGCCGGGATCCAGCACATTCACCAAAACAATGGGGGCGTTATTGAACACCCGGAAATTGGCGTCAATGCTCTGGCAAAGGGTGAAGTTTTTGAAATCGTCGGAATAGCCCACAGCGGCCTGGCACTCCGCAAAGCTGTAACACAGCTTTGGGGTGTTGGCCGCTTTGGTCGGATCGTCCGCCAGGTGAACGGGTGCCGTGCCGAAAATCACCTGGAGGGCGGCGCTGCTTCGGATCGGCGTGGTCAGGCTCGTGGCCTGCTCCTGGTTGTACACGCCATGCTGATAGGTTGCCATGTTGCTTTACCTCCTGTTAGTTTCGTTTCTGTGCCTTTCGGTACAGGGCATAAATGGAGCCGGTTTTCTCCCGCAGTTGGCGCATGGCCTCCGGCAGTTGGTCCAGCGGTACGATCAGGCCGCCCAGCACCGGGGTTTGCTTTCGCGCCGCCGCCAGGGCCTCCGGTATGCCGCCCCGGTAGGATGTGAATTGCTTGGCCACTCCGGGGATAGTGGGGCCGCAGTACACCAGCGTGCCGGCCTCCGCCGCCGGTTTGGTCTG